TGCTCTTGCTTTCTTTGCTCCTCCTCAATTGCCAACTCTTCCATAGTGGCAAATCTATCAATGCTCACTCCAAGCTGCTCTTCAATAGCACTTATCTCCTCATTGCTTAGGTCTTTTGTTACGTTATATAAACCCTTCCTTGCTGACATCTCTGCCTCAATAGCTTTAATGTTTGACTCTGATGCTGCCTTAACAGCCTCTGCATTCTCTTGAGCTGCATTATCTGTTAAACCCATCCAATCTGTTAACATCTTAAAGCCTTCAATGATTGCAGTGATAGGTAACATCAAAAGTTTTAACACCTTATCAAGGACACCTATCTTGTTTAAAAATATAGCAATAGCTGCTACAATAGCAACTATCACAGCAACTAATAAGAATATAGGGTTAGCAAGTATCTGCATTCCTAATTTTACGAATGCTCCTCCCATTGTTTGTATCACACCTGTGAATGCTTTAAACCCCTTAGATATATCTCCAGGGTTTATCTTACCTATCACATTTTTAAATACCTCTGCCTTTTGCTGTGCCTCTTCAAAGTCTAAGCTCATCAATGAGTCTTTGATACCTCCTAATGAGTTGCTTACCTGTTCAAATTTAGAGCCAGATGCAAATACATTGACCGCATCATTAGCATCTGTAAGTTTATCTTTAAGCTCTCCTGCTCTTGCTGAGAGTTGTGCTATCTGTTCGGGGTCAGTGGCATCTGCTATAGCTCCTTTAAGTTCTCTGAGCTCTGCCTTGATAGCACCTATCCCCGTTATCTTTAATGGTATTTCTACTTCATTCATATTAGTAAACTCTTATTTCGATTGTTGTATATCCAAGCAAAGTATCTTGATTAGTTCCTGCACTATCTAATGTAATAATATTTACATTGTCAGAGTCTATGTAATTAATACTAAATCTATCAGTTTGGCTTTGACCGATTATTAAATATACCTTATCCTGTGTACTGAATGCACCTGTCAATGTACCTAAGTAATCACCAACAGCTGCTCTTGTCCACACTATATCACCTATAGTGTTCTCAAGGATGCTCAATGTAGGGTCATTAGTTCCTGTCTGACTAATCAATGCAATATACTTCTTATAGTTTACCACAGGAGCTCCATTGATACTCTGAGTCACAGTCAAGTTAGGTACTACCATACCATCACTCTCAAGAGTCTGACCATCTCCTATCACTATACCCTTAGCTGTTGGATTGACAGCGTTGCCCTTACCAAAGATTAGGACATCAGAACCTGGCATCACGACGTTGTTGACCTCTGAGCTCTTCTTAGTTATAGCATCATTACCAATAGCTGTGATAGTATCTCCAATAGGGTTACCTAATGCAGTCTGAAACCTTGCTAAGTCAATCTCAGTATCTATGCTTATCAACTCCACCTTAGTTAAGCTGTTGTTGTTAGCATTGTAATCCTGCACCTTGTTAATATTCCACCATGAGTTATCGATGTATATCTTATCATTGAGCTTGAGAGCTTGGATATCAACCTCATTCAAGTCAAAGTAAGCTATCAACATCTTACCTACGTTTATCTGATTAACAGTCCTTCTCCAATATAAGTTATACAGGTTGTTAGCTGTCAGTGTTGCTACCTCATAAAAGTAATAGTCATTCGTGCCAAAGTTAATATCAAAGGTAGGATATAACGGGTCATTGAAGTGGCCAAGCATAGGATAGTCAGTCAAGCCTATCTCTCCTGTTGTGCCAAAGTCTATGATGTCAAATGGTTGGCAAGTACCTAAGCCTCCATCATACAATATTCGGATGTTAGTATTAGGTGCAGCTCCATTGATTGCAGGAACATAAGCTCCGAATAATGTCTTATACACAGGGGTGGGTGAGAATAGCAGCTCCTTAGTATCTACATCCTTGACATATTCATTATCAAAGGTATATTCTATCTGCCCGTAAATTTCTCCTGTGGCCTGTGTGTATAACACATTAGACTGATCCTCATCAGGTGCATAGGTAAGCTTCAATTTTTTCTTAGTCACATCAGGAAGGAACATCAACTCTTGAGCCTTATCCTTTGCTAACTTCTGACTCCAATCCTTCTCAGCTCCTGAGTCATAATACTCATCTCGATGTCTTAGGATGAGGTTGTATGGATTGTCAATATCCTGCTCAACATATAAGTTGTACATCTGAAATATTGACTTAACAAAATCTGATTGCTTAATCTCTACAGGAACATATGAGTTCATGATTAGAGTACCTCCTGTAGTCTGCACATTATTGCTTGGAAGTATCACCATGTTGATAGATACTAAGTCAAGCACAACATTGACATCTACAGCTGTGAAACCTCCACCTGCTGCAATCCAGATATTAGCTCCATTACTGTTAGCACTACCATAGGTCTGAGTTACCTCAACACCTATTGATAATATCTGTATATCATTAGGGTCTATTGCTAAATTTAAAGGGTCATTTGTTAATGCAGGGATGCTAAGAGATTCAGCAAAGGTTAAGATAGTAGTGTTACCTGTTGGCAATGGTGAGGCTGCAGGATAGTAAGCCACTCCACTTGTTGTGCCATACACCTTGAGGTTGCCAAGTCCTGCCACATATACCTGAGCAAATACCCTATATTTATTCTTAACTATATATCCTCCTGCTACATACTCAAGTACAGCATTACCTCCACTATTATTGTCAAGGATAATACTGCCTCCTATCTGTAGCTCATAGGTATAGTTCTCACCTGCAAGAGCATTAGTGCTAAATGGTGAGCTGTACTCTCCATTAGTAGGGTTGAACAAAGATTGTATATCAATCACCTCTGTCCATCCAGAGTCAATGTTCTCTTGAAATGTATAGTTCACTCCTGTGCCCTGCACATAACTTGTAGTCCATGTGTTAGTGGCTTCCACTCTGTAGTCAGCATAATCAAAGTTATTAACATCCCCATTGTAAGGTATTAACAACTTATCAAAGTGAGCATCTGTTAAACCTGCCCAAGTGTATGTAAATCCTGCCACAGCAAATATCCTATCAAAGTAGGTCTTAGCATAGATAGCAGGTTTGAACTCATTTGACTGATAGACATTTGTTCCTGTACATACAGGCATTACATATTTATAACCATCTGCCACAGTGTTATTGAATGTAGCTGCTATATCAGTTGATGAGAATGTGTGATCTAAGTCTGAGAAATCTAAGTCATCAAGATTAGCATTAGTGATAGCACTGAAAAACTCAGCTCTACTATCTTTGATGAGTACAGTGTAATTAACCTCCTCCTCATAAGCATTAGTGTACTGAGACTTATTAACACTCACCAACTGCAATAATGCATCATCTAAGATAGGCACTCCATCCTGTATCACTTGACAGCGAGTCAATGTGTTGATGTTGAAGCTACCTGCCTGGATGTTCACATCATAGTAGTGTCCAAGTAGCTCATGGTTGTTCTTAGTTCCTTCAAGAGTGATTGTCTTAGAGAATGTTCCCTTTCGAGCTGACAGGTCTCTGATATCTCCCACATTAAACGTGATAGGGAAGTTAGTCTTTTCAGATACATCTAAGACTCCTGTCTCAAGTACTATCTTAACCATTGATGATGTCGTTGTTAGATAACCTTACTTGTATTGATTGCTTGATGAGGTTGTTGTTTCGTTGCTTAAATACCTCAAAGTTTGTGTTAAGTACATTACAGCTCACATACTCAGTTGACTCAGGGATATGTATGATACATCCACTCTCATCATAGAGATTATCTAAGTCCTCTGTAATTCTATAGACCACGTTTTTAACATAGGTTTGAGGAGATGTTAACAACTGTTGAAAGTATGTACCCTCTGACTCACTCATCCAATTAGTATTGAGGTCAAATGTCTTAACTACTTGAGTGTTGAAATTAACTTGACCTTGTTCATAAGTTTTATACTTCCACTGAGATGAAGTAACATATCCTGGCACATCCTTATTGTATGTATCCCTCTTGATAGTTCCCTTCTCATAGCTCTTAAGTTGGAAGGCAAAGCTACTCCATGAGCCCATCCTATCTAAGAATAAGATATGACTCTCAGAGATTAATGTCCTTATATCTATGTTCACCTTATAGCTCACTGACTTAGGGTCTATAAAGCCTGGAGGTCCATCTCTATAAGTTACTGTGTACCACTTAGTGTCCTGCTTTACAAGTGGAGCTGTGCCACTCACTAAGGTAAGTGAGCCATAGTTGTTAGGACCAACTGCCACACCTTTAATGTAGTCAAGTCCACTCACTGACTTGTAGAACACATCTCCATCATCATTAATGAAGTACACTCTCTTGTTAGCTGCCACACCTACATCTTTAAGGTTGAGCCATAAGTCCTGCCCAAGTGTACATGTGAAGTTCAAAGGTTGGTCAGTGAGCCACAGTCCAGATGTGTTATCAAGAGTGTAGTCAGTCTGATCGTAGAACGGCATGTCTATCCAAGGAATAGCTCCATTGAATACATACTTATCTAATGTGCTAATCTCATTGAGGTTGATGTCCTTCCTGTTGTCAGCATATTTGATTGAGCCATTGATGGTCGCATCAGTAACCTCTGACCATAGAGCATTGATAGTGAATGATGTTGTGCCTGTTACAGCTATCACAGTGTGTAGTCCTTCCACTCCTGGATTGGCCACACCTAAGTCTGCCTGTGTTATGTTGAGCTGGTCACCCACAGCAAAGGGGTGAGCAGCTGTTGGAGTTATCTCGACATTGCCGCTGTCATCTGACAATGATGCGGTATAACTCAACGTGAATATGTACTCCTCTCCTATCTTGATGTCATACTTATAGTATGAGTTAGCTGCATCGTAGAAGGTTGTTATAGTTGGATTGAAGTCATAGCTTACCATGTTACTCAAGAGCTTGCTCAAGTCCTGCTCCCCATAGCCTGTGCCATAGGTAGGCAGTGCCTTGTAATATCCTATCCTGTTAGATGTACCTGCCTCGAATACCTCAAAGATATATCGGAAGCCATCATTGTTGACATTAGTTGAGTTAACTATGAACTTGCACTCATTGTAAGCAGGAGTGAAATCTTGAGGTTCTGCTATGATTGTCATTGCCATACCTATATTGTATTTCAGTTGGCATCCTGTTAGAAGGATAGATATGAGTCATCTGTATAGTACTCCTCCTTGATGTAAGTGGCAGCATATCGGATGGCATCCATTGCATCATCCCAAAGTTTGACAGGCTCATCAGTTATGGTATCACCTATCTTTTTCCACTTGTAATTCTCATACTCCTTCTTAAGTTGAGGATGGTCCTCACATTGAACTCCAAAGGTTTTGATGTTGTTGATACCTTGCTTGACTACCTTGTTAGCATTCTCAATATAGTATCCTGCCCTGTCTATCTCAGCAATAATCTCAGGCCTTGAGTAGTCAGCTAAGATGTTAATACTCTTCTCTATGCCTAACTGCTCCATCCTTGTGATTAAGTCAGTAGTGGTCAAGTAGCTCTCATATATCACAGGCTCAATGTATAAGTCCTTATCCCTCCAATAGACTCTCACTAATGCAGTGGGGTGATTGTAACCAAAGTCAAGGCCATAGACATAATCAGTGAACTTGGAAGGTCTATGCTTGACAAAGGTCCAATTAGAGTAGATGTTACTCTTAGAGATAGCTTTCTCACCTAAGGCATATATCTGATACTGTGCCTCATCTGTTCTCTTCAAGTCCTCAATCTGTTTCTTAATGCTCTCAGGCAGGAAGGGGTTATCCTTGTAGGTTGACTTAATTAAGATGCTCTCCTCTGCAGGTAACTCATATAGCCATGAGTTAGACTCTGATGGGTTGTAGTCAAAGATTAGCTTGTTCTCAGTCCTCATGTTGAGCTGAGTGAAGTCATCATAGTACAGCTCATTAGCCTCATTGCACCATGCCATGTCTCTCTTCCTACCTCTTATCTTTTGCTCATCATCCACTGAGAAGAACTCCACTATAGATCCATTGCTAAAAGTGTATATGTGCTCTGACTTGTTATGGCTGTTCACATCATATATCTCAAGGCTCTTCATTATCTCAAGGAAGTCTCTCATGACTGTAGCTCTCAATGCAGGGAATGTTTTACGAATGATACTCACTACCTTGCCTCTGTTCTGCAGGCAATAGACTATGATGAGCTGACATAGTGAGTATGTCTTAGAACTCCTTGAGCCTCCCTCATTGATTATAAACCTCACATCTGAGTTGAGTGCATCATGGTTCTTTTCGAATATCACTGTACTGTTTAGCTCCATTTTAGGCAAAGGTTTGGCTATACCACTTATTAGTAGTATAGTTAATATATATCTTATAGGTTATATTACTTAATAATATTAACCTTAATCTCATTGATAGACTGACCGTTGGTGGTAGTATCTACCTTCTCAGTCAATCCATTTAGACGTTGAGTGATTGAGGCATTGTACTGCCCAACCATTCCGCCTTCAATTTGGTCTCTTCTGATTGCCTCCTCTATACGTGAGCAGATTGTGGCATATTCAGAATATCTCCCATCTTTATTTGCAAAGTAATCAGTCACTGTACTCCCCATATCTGCTGCATAACTTCTGAAACCAACTTGAGTAAGTGGTCTCTCTAATGGTATAGCAGTAGCCTCACCTGTCTTAGTAGAGAGTGAGTATTGATATCTTGGGTTAGCTTTGCACCAATCTTTATATGACTCAAATAAAGTCCACATAGCCTCAGGTGTTTCTATGTACTTATGCTTAGGCATCTCTAATCTGTTTTAATTTACGTTGTGCCCACTCAATGCCCTCATCTCCTCCCCATGCCAGCCACATAAGTCTGCCGCATCCTTCTCCAAGTTCACGTTGTGAGTTCTGTCTATGTCTCTCAAATCCTGCCATGCGTGCTATGGTCTCTTCAGTGATAGGTTCTCTGTTAGCAAGTTGGTTAGCTCTTGCCTTACCTACAGCAGTCCCACAGCTACCCCATCCATTCTCTTCTGCCCATCTGACTGCTATCTTAGCATTCTCAGTAGCTTGCTTAGGGTAGTCAGTGTATGACTCTGCAAATGCCTGCCTGTACTTGCTTAGTGCTGACAGTTCTCTCTCATCCCACATAGACTCACACACAGCATATCTCTGCTCCTCATCAGGGAACTTAGATAAGGTCTCATCATCTGACATACATCTTGAGATGTACTCATCATGTGGTTCTGATGGTAGAGGCTTAGGCATCAGCAGCAGGTTTCTTTTTACGTTTCTTTTTAGGCTTGTCATTGATTACTGACTCAAGAAAATCAGTTGATACTGACTCAGCAGGAATAGGTGGCTCAACTGCCTCATACTTGATAACTGTAGGTACTTCCTCAAATAGGTAAGATAAGCCTATTGATTGGTAATACTTAACTTTGCTAATGTCTATCTTAGCCACCACGATAGAACGCTGTCCTAAGATGCGATCATACACTCTGACAGTTTTGTCAATGTATTCTGTTTTAATTTTAAAATTGCTCATATTCGTTAATTATTATAAATACTAAATATAGTGCTAAGGTAATGCTTGAGAACTTAAATAGCAAATAGATATTCTCATTCCACAGTGCTATCACTACTCCAAAGGCCATAATGTAAGTCATTAAGCCTAAAAAATTAGCATTCCTCATACCTATATTGTATTTGATTTATATTTTCTTTAATTTCTTTAATCAGGAAGTAGGCAGATGTGCTGTTGATGTTGAAATACTTAGCGAGTGCAGTCTGAGTTGAATGTCCTTTGTCATAATATGCCTCAAATACTATCTTTTTTATCCTATCCTTTTGCTCTGTTCTATATATCTCAACAAGTGCCTTCTTAAAGTTGTACCTATCCTCTATCTCTATCTTATGCTCCAGGTCAGTAGAGTCATCAATAACATCCATTGTGTACTCTTGAGACTTGTATAAGTCCTGTTTCTTAGTCTTAGAACCTTGAGTCCAGATAAGGTCACACTTAATAGTGTTGAGCAGGTAACTCTTAGCCTTATCCTCTGTCATATCTTGAGCATTGAGTCCTGCACAGTGAAGGTAAGCATTGTTAATAACTGCATCTGCATCTATTGAGGTGGGGATGTTGAGCACATCTAAGAAATGGCGAGTGTACTTGAGCACCTCAAGGTAGTTCCGAGTGAGATATCTATCCAAGTGCTCCTTCATACCATTGAGTGAAGTCCTTGAGCCATACCTTCCTGCGTACTGATGCACAGAAACACTCCTTATCTCTCTGCCCTGTGACTCTGTTCTTAACTTGTTGTAGTTGTATAAGGCTTCTCTTAGTGAGCACCTTCTCCTCTGGTTGATTGAGGATAGTATCTATGAGTTGTATATCAGTTTGTTCAAGCATACAGCAGTGAGTGAGGTTGCACAGGCAATAGTAAAGGACTGTGAGTAGATTAGTGTTCCCCAGAATGATGTACATTTCCAACATCCAAGAGCTGTGTGTATCCAATCGGGGAGGATGAGCCTGTTGATGCGGTCTTGAAGAGGCTCAAAGTTAACGAACCACCATGATACAACAAGAGGAGCTAAATAGTCTATCATGGGTGCTAAGATAATAAAAGTTTTTAACATAACAAAGGGGAGCTTTTACACTCCCCATGTTGGTCTACCAGAGCCAGGCTGCCGAGCCTCAGTTGTTAATTTATTTCTTTACTAAGTATTTGAATGCACTATCATAAAATGGAGTCCTTACTTCTTTACCATGCAGAAATCTGTACAGCGTGATATTAGGTACTCCCATGTCCTCTGCTAAGTGAACTATCTTATATCTGTTTGATAGTTGGTCCTTAAGTTCCCTTCTGAGCCACTCAGTGAATGACTCATCAAGGTTAAGAAATACAGTCTTAGAACGGTAAGTCATCTTGCTCAGCTTGAGGTTGTACACTTGGAGCTGCAGGATCAACAAACTCCTTATCATGAGTTACCTTCCACACATCAAGAGTGTTATAGTAGCGACCATTGAACTCCCTACCTCTTAGGTTGAATGATACATCAACAACATGGCTGACCTTTAATGGAGCCACCATGTCCATCTTATCATTGACTGCCTGGAATAAGATATCTTGTGGATACTTAGAGTCAAGTGTTGTGATTACAAATTCTCTCACTGAGAATCGGTCTGAGATCACTTTGACCTCATTGATGAGCTTAACAGCTCCTTTGATTGTTAAATCTGACATTTTATATGTTATTTGGTTTATTAATCTACTCTCTCAGGAAAGTACACTGGATCAGATGTTACGTGAATGATTTGCTCAACTACTAAATTAGCATAGTGTACAGCTAATTCATAATCAGGTTTGTATTGAGCAATGTCATCATAAGAGTTTCTGATATCCTGCATTCTTTGAGGATTGGTTAAAAAAGCTGCCACTAACTGAGTGACTAACTGTGCTTTGTTTTTAGCTTCCATTTTTCTTTGTTTTTAAGGTTAAATATATTTTTCTTTAAATTTAGCAGATTGAATAAATGTTCTATCTGTTAATGCCTTTGCATAATCATGAGCCATCTCTGCTATCAATGCATGTGGATGATCTGCATCAGGTGCTAATCCATTGCCAATACTTGACAATAGGCCATTCAATGCCATTAACATGGCTTGTTGGTAAAAATCTTCTTTTTCCATAGTTATTTGTTATTTAGTTCATTAATATACTTACTATAGTACTCATTACAATAGATGAGTCTCTCTCTAATATCCTCCTCCTTCTCCAGGTCTCTCTCATAGCTTAGCACAGTTACTCTATGGTGCATTGGTATGTGGTCAACTCTATGTATGGATAGATTATCCCACTCAGTCAGTAACTCATCTGGAGTTGTAAACATAGTGTAAGCCAACTCAAATGCTGGCCTATCATATAGCCACATATAAGCCCTACCTTGCCACTCATAGTCTGAGTTCTCACCTTCTGATGGCGTTGCGGGAAAGGTCTCTAATGACCAAGGACTTTTGATGTCAATAATGAGGTCATCTGGAAGTATATCACAGCAGCCTGTCATGTAGTCATTCTCTACTCTTAGATTGTTTTTAACGTACTTATTTGTAAATCTCACATCATTGAGTAACTTGATACCCTCATGCTCCCAATCAGTGCCCTTGATCATGGGCTTAGTCTTTATTTCTGTAGTGTATCCATAAAAGTCCTGCTTAGCAATTTTTCTAATCTCACTCTTTGCAGTCTCAGACAATGGGTCTGACTTACTCCTGGAGTTAGTCATTAACTTCCCTAATTGTGAAGGTCTCCATTTCATAGTTGTGCCTCCTGTTCTTTAGTTAGGTGAAACTTAGACTTGAGCTGCTCAACAGTGTACTCACCTGCTGCTATCTTATCAAGAGCACCTTTGAAGCGTTCTGCAGATAATGTCTCTTTAACAGGCTCATCCTTAGATGCCTTCTCACCATCATCATCAACAGCCTGTAAGCTCAATGCACTTTGAAGGGTGTATCTACGATAGTAAGTGATAGCAGATCCCATGTTTTGAGGATTGACTCCTTGAGGTAAGTCCATACATGACTCAAGCATAACTCCTGAGTCAATGTCAACTATCTGAGTACATACACTGTTACCTTGAATAGGTTGGATAAGTAGCAATCCATTCTCAAGTAATACAGGCTCAACTGTGCTAAGAATAGCATTAAGGTCTGCGTACTTTGAATGATGACTTGTTGCATTTTTAGTTACTTTGCCAATGGCTAACTTTGCCCTGTGTAACTTTTGATGTAGAGTTAGGACTCCCCCTAACTCATTCAGCTCTTTAATTTTTTCGGTAGCTGTTTTGATTTCTTTTTGCATAAAAGTATTTTTAAATTATTTCTACAAAGATACACAAACTTATCTAATTAGCAAATAAAAGTTATTAACAATTATCTGTTGACTCATTGTTGATAGTGCTCCTCACTGCTCTGTTCCTCCTCTTGAGGCTCTTGATATACACATCATATCTGACTAATGGGGATGGCTTGTGTTTCATAGTCCTAATGTAAATTTCTCATACCACTCAACAAAACTATCAAAGTCTCTCACTATGATATATACTCCACCTGCTCTCTCAATGGCTGCTTGATATTCCTTCTGAGCATCTGACTGTCTATCCTTGCCATACTTAATCTCTATCTTAACTGACCTCCCTCTAATAGTGGCAGATATGTCTGCTGTTCCTTTGGTGCTCTGTCCAGGAGTCCACTTCCCTGGCAGCTGCTTAGTGTGGGCCATCATACCTGAGCCTACTTGTATCTTAGCTCCTTCCCTGTACTGACCTTGTGAACTGATACGCTCTGCTTGACCTCCCATGAACTGTATCCATGCGATCACACACTTTGTCAAGGCATTAGCATTGTTATCATTCCATTCTGTTTTAGGGATATAAGCCTCTGGCATGTTAGGGTACTTAAGTTTCAAGCTCTCCATCATAAGAGCATTGAGCTTTGATTTGTTAATTTTATTCATATATATTCTAATTTAAGTTGAAATGTTCCGCTATAACCTTTATCTCTACATTTTTCAATAAAATTATTAGGTGTTACTGCATTCAGTTTTTTATCATCATATATTAACTTATCTACATTATTATAGTAATGCACAATAAATCTTTTGTAAGATTTTCTAAAATAAAAATTTATGTACTCTTCAATTTCTAATTCAGTAATATCACGAGTTTGAATGTAATCCCAATAATTTTCTACTCCACTCCTTCTATTCATAAATGGCATTTGATCTATTATTACAGCAATTTGTTTTTTTTGAGCACTTTCTTTGTTATAAAATCCATAAGTAACAGTAAAATTTTTTTTCTTAATTTGTTTTTTTAAAAAATTAAACTCATCATCTGTATAGTCATCTGTTTTATTCCAAAGATTATGATATTTGTCAAGTTCTATTTGTGTCATATTCTCGAATTTATGTATTGAGTAACTGCTCTTAATTTACAGTTACTATTGTGAAAATCAATAAAATTATTTTTTAAAATATCACACTTAAAATATACTCCTGTTCCTGAGTGGTCTATATTATTCAAAAGATAATCCTCTCCATACTTAGATATAAACAACTTAACCATG